GCGGGATTTAGTTATGTAAAGTGTTGGCATCCACCTTCGGAAGATCGGGAGTTTCATATTCACCGTCAACCGTTAATGCAAATCTGAGAGGCTCAAAATCACAAACAGATGGAATGTTAACAACTTGTTGAAGTTGAGCAAAATATTGTTTTTCAACTTCACGATCGATATTATATAATATTTTAGACATTGCGTATGTACGATCGTTGGGAGTGTAATGTTCAGATGCGTGGTTGTTGTTTTCATCGCGTTTCTTAAGAGAAGCATTGCGAAAAGGATCGATGCCTTTAGTTATGTCAACAACACGTTGAACCAAATATCGAATACAAGGAAGCATGGAACAATCATTAAGACGTCCAAGAGCATCTCCACGTGCTAATCTTCTTATATCCATTTTGGGTGGAGGATTATCATAATAGCCGAATTTTCCATACACACGACCAATTTTAGGTCCTAGAACACATACTTCTTTGCCTTCTTCAGAAGTGCAAGGCCAAAATCTGGCTGAACAGAAAGTGGCAGTATATCTAGCATTAGGTCCAGTGTGTAGTACTGGTTCGAACATCAACCCCAGTTCGAGCAACTTAGATTTAATCATTTCCATATCAATCCAAGATCGGGGTGCTATTGTCAAATTATCATCGCCAAGCAATAGCATCAAAACTGCTTTTAATACATCAGGAAAGGTAATGTGTTCATTACCAGCAATATCTTTAATATTGTCATAAATCACAAAGGCTAAGCATAAGCCTTGAATCATTGTATTTTCTTCGGAAGTGGCCTGATCTCCACTGTGTCTAGTCCCATCCACTTCATAGTAGATGTTGAAGGGAGCAAAACCCTTAGTTTCTATCATTCTCTCAAGAATGTTTAAAACTTTAGACTGTAGTCCAGCTATTACATATATTTCAATTGCTAGCTCTAGGAACTCTCTATGAATTGTGGTATCAAACAATTCAAAATCACCTTCCAATATAACTGCATCGGCTATATGGTTGAGTGCATCTTCAAATGCCGCCCCTATTTGTTCAGCTGTAGCACCGCTGACATAAGTAGGTCCACGTTTGTTAAGGATACTCCACATTCCCACCAATCTTTTAGCGAAGGCGGAAATGGAAGGTCCAGTTCTTGAATTAAGGTGTGGTCCAGCGCCTTGAATGACTCTAGGCTTTAATTTTGGAACTCCAAATTCAGTAGATTTTTGGAGACATTCTTTCTTGATGAATGTTTTACGAATTAACTCAACCCATGGCTTGTAATTGCCATTTTGACATTCTTCCCAAGCTTTTGCTTGAGCCAATTGCTGGGCAATTGGAAACTTAGAATTCCATTTCTTAAAATATTCAGGTGTTACTGGCTCTTCTTTGAGTCCAGGAAACAACGCTGCAAAATTTACAGGATCAAAAATTGTCTTCTTGAATCTGGCAAATGTGTTTGTGTTGAATGTG